GGTATAATATGTATACCTTTATAGTGTATATCCATACACCTTTATTAAAGATTCAGAGGGGGGCCCACTTTAAGTTTTTTGAGAAAATGTCCTCCCCCCTTCCCCCCAGGGCTAGTATTCCGGTACGAGATGTTCAAAGTACTCCTTTATCCGTATAAATAGTACTATGGCTAGCAGTTTAATACAATCAGACTTCAGGATCTCTTCCGGTCTTCAAGAGCAAGCAAAGGTTGTCTCAAAGAAGAAAGCATGGCGTGACTTAGATCTTGGTCTCACTGTACATCCTATACGTAAAGACATTATACCTTTAAAGGATGATGCAGCTATAAAGAATGCAGTACGTAACCTTCTTGTAACCAATGCATATGAGAGGCCTTTTCAACCCTCACTTGGTGCTAACCTGAAGGGATTCTTATTTGAACCAGGTGATGCTATTACACGTATTAATATAAAGAACCGTGTATCCCAAACCTTGAAGAGACATGAGCCACGTATAGCAGTAACAAATGTTGATGTGATTGATAGATCTGAAGACAATGCTTATCAGATTAATGTTTCTTATACTATAAAAGAATATGATACACAAGAGAACGTACAGATAATACTACGAAGGTTAAAGTAATATGGCAACAAATTTAAATGTAACAGAACTTGATTTTGATGATATCAAACAAAATCTCAAGAACTATCTCAAGCAACAATCACAGTTTAATGACTATGATTTCGACGGCTCTGGCCTATCAGTCTTACTTGACGTCCTTGCCTACAATACTCATTACAATGCTCTCAATGCACACTATAGCTTAAATGAAGCATTCTTAGACTCTGCACAGATCAGAGGTAATGTAGTGACAAGAGCAAAGCTCTTAGGATATGTTCCGCGCTCGGTCCTCAGTCCAAGAGCCCGTGTGAATATCGTCGTAAATGTTTCAGCTGTCGGTGGCACGAAACCCACAGTTCTTTCTCTGCCGCGTGGAACAAAACTCAATACACTTCTCGATGGCGGTGAGTTCCAGTATGTCGTATTAGAAACACAGCAGGCAACACTTGTTGGTAACACCTATACATTTTCCAATGTGACAATTGTAGAAGGTAATATCCGTACACTCAAATATCGTGTAGACAATGATATCGAAAACCAAAAATTTCAGCTTTCCGACCTCAATGCAGATACGTCGTCGCTTCGTGTCCGTGTACAAGAAAATGAAGAGAGCACAAGCTTTGACATCTATACAAAATTCGAATCTCTGAGGAATGTCAATGCTAGCAGTAAGGTCTACTATCTCCAGGAGAACAGCTCAGGATACTATGAGGTGTTCTTCGGTGATGGTGTCACAGGCTTTAAACCCTTAAACAACAATATCGTGACATTAGACTATGTCATTACTTCTGGTAAGGAATCAAACGGTGCAAGTGGATTTACAGTCTCAGATAATATTGGTGGATTTGGTAATTCTCTTGCTACTGCAACAACAGTTACAAATTCAGCTGGTGGTTCAGATCAGGAAACAACAGAAAGTATTCGATTCAATGCACCATTAACATTTACAACACAAAACCGTGCGGTCACCTCAGAAGACTATGCCGCGATTATTAAGAAAGAGTTTTCAAATATAGATTCCATATCAACATGGGGTGGTGAAGATAACGATCCACCAGACTATGGAAGAGTGTATATTGCTATTAAGCCGCTTCTTTCTGAAACACTTACAACAGCAGAAAAGACAGATATCACTGGTGCGATATTAAAAGGAAAGAATGTGGTTTCAATTACACCACAGATCGTTGATCCAAACTTTACATATTTAGAAATTGATGCTGCATTTAAATACAATCCAAACCTTACAGATAGATCTTCTGTTGAATTACAAACTGTTGTCAGAGATACAATTTCAGACTACAACTTTAATAACCTGAACAAGTTTGATGGTGTGTTTAGGCATTCACAATTAACAAGAGCAATCGATAACTCTGATCCAGCTATATTGAATACAATCGTCAGACCACGTATGTTCCAATATGTGACACCAACACTTGATTCAAACGGTAATGTAGATCTGCAGAATCACACAAAAACTTTTGTAGCTCCTTTCTATCAGTCAGGAGAATCAACTCGATTCATCTTAACATCAACAGCATTTGGTCTAGCAGCAGATCCTAACACAGAACATTTCTTTGGTGATCAACCAATTGCAGGATCAACGAATCGTAGAGTGTTTGTCTATAAGGTTGTAAACAGTCAGAACGTTACAGTAATTAATGATACAGGTTTAATTGAACCGACTCTAGGTAAGATTACACTGAACAACTTTAGACCAAACAATACCAATCCAATTCGAATTACATTGTTACCAAACAGCTTAGACTTGGCTCCGAAGCGTGATCAGTTAATTGCAATTAATAATAGCTTTGTAAATATAACCCCAGAGATTGATACAATTGCAGTGGCAGGTTCATCTGGTTCAATATCATACTCAACTACATCGAGATTTAAAGCATAATGGCTCATAAGACTTCTCTCACTCCAGGAATTGTTGAATTAGAAAATTCCACCCTGCATGAGACAAAAGAAGATATTCGTCTTGACCAGCTGATACCAGCTGACATACTACATGATAGAGATCAGCTCAGACAATTCCTAGAAGCATACTATGCTTTTATGAATATGGATGAATTCATATATCAGGAAACAGAAACATTTAATGATGTAGTATTAGATAATATTGCAAGATTTCGTATACCAGATCCAGATAATGAAAACAATAGATTCTTTACAGATGAAACAGGAGCTGATTCAACACTTGTAGTTACATCACCAACTGGTGTAAATACAACAATTCCTTTAGATGATATTAACGTAGCTATTACAAATGGTAATGAACTACCAGGATCTCTTGTAGAATCTACATCTGAAATTGGAAAGACCTTTGCAGTAAACGGACTCAATCTATATAATGGCTACACAGCTACACTGACAACAATAGTGAAATACTGGGTAGGTCCAGGTCCATCATGGGTCATGAACAATATTGAAAAGGCAATGGACATCGATAAGAATGAGACTAATTATTTAGAACTCATGCAGAAAGAAATTGCGGCAGCTATTCCAAGAGATGTTACAGTTAATAAAAGAAACTTATATAAGCGTATAATTGATTTCTATAAGTTAAGAGGATCAGCAGATAGTATTGAAATCTTTTTTAGATTGCTTTTCAATGAACCAGTAGAGGTAGAGTTTCCATATAATGAAACATTGATTCCATCTTCAGGGGATTGGGATCAACCAGCAGATGTATCAGCTACAGTCAATGGTGCAGTTACAAATAGTACAACAGTGGTTATTGATACAGCTGATGAGAACATTAGGCTTTCATCTAAATTAGTTGTTGATGGGCTTTATACAAAAGTAGATGATATCCGTGTTTCGGGTATTAGTGGTACAACAATTACACTTTCGGATCCAGTTACATTATCAGACAATCAAACCATCACATTTGTTCCACGTGGAACATATTTAGATAACAAAGGATTCCTATCATACAATATTAAGTTACAAGATAGTTTAAGATATCAAAAATTTAGTTATATCATTAAGACTGGTAAGAACTTATCTGATTGGGAAAACGTATATGATAAATTAGTACATCCTTCAGGATTTGTTTATTTTGCAGAGATTCTTATTTTCTTAGAATTAGTTGATGCGACATTAACTGCAGCTCTCAACCTAGCTTCAATGCCACAGACACAACCTGGTGTTATAGGACCTGAAGATATTCCACTATTGGTGGAAATGTTTGCTTCTACATTCTTACCAGGAGTCGAAGCTAAAATTCATAAATCAGGAACACTATCCCTTTCATTAAAGAATGGAGTAATTAGTTCAATTACAATAACAGATGGAGGAAGTGGATATACAGCACCTCCTGTAGTCACATCATCAGATTCAGGAACGCCATCAGGTTTTACAACAGCTGTATTAGTTGCTAATCTTGGAGCAGGAGAGGTAACAAGCATTTCAATTACAGATGGTGGAGAGGACTATAATATTCCTACACTTACAATTGCTCCACCAACAAGAATTGTATTTGATGGATCTGATTTTGGATTTGGTCAAACAGTTGATAACGTTTCAGATACCATTGAACTCCAAACAGCTGAGGTTTCTGCTTTGCCAATTGGCTCTGTAGTTACATATGATTCAGGACTTAATTCAGCAATTGGTGGTCTTGTCACTGGACGACAATATAGAATTTTAGCAACACCAACGTCAACATCAATTCAATTAGAAGATCATATTGATGACCCAGGTATTGCAATACAATTTGGTTTTGCTGGTGGTGGAACAGATCATGGCTTTACTGGTGAAACCGCAACTGCAACTGCCAGTAAGACTGATGGTGAATTAAAATCAGTATCAATTGTAGAACCAGGATTTGGATATGCAAGTGCTCCATCAATTACATTTAATGGTACAGAACAATCTTCCGGAAGTGGAGTGAATCCTTCAGTTACAATAGGTATAGATTCTGATGGTAGACTAGACGTAGATAATATAACAATTAATAGTACTGGTGGAGGTTGGACAGCTCTGTTTGGAACTCCTGCAGCGAATCCAAATGCTGGATCAATCGCAACATTAAATATATTTGGTAAAGCAGATAAGAATTATATTAGTGCACCAAACGTGGTATTCCCACAACCTGAATCAAAAGATATAAACGGTAATCCATTAAGTTCAAATGTAACAGCAACTGCTGTACTTACATTAGATTCTGATGGAGAGATTACAGGATTTACAATCACAAATGCAGGTAGTGGATATATTAATGATCCAATTGTAAAACTTGGAAGTGCAGTACAAAATGAAACAAGAGTAGCAGACCAACAAGAGATTCTGATACTTAGCTTAAACCACGAGATGTATGATCCTTACAATGGATTTAATTATTCTAACTTTCAAACAATAGCAAATAATGATTCATTCCAAAGGAAGGGAACAAATAACTTCTTCTCTTCACCAAGGATATATAATACTAATCAAACAATTGAGTTTTTAGGTAGTAATCAAATTCAAACTATCGATTCAACTCTTATAAATAAATATAACACGAGAACTTTCGTACACATTGAATAAAAAAGGGAACAATTATGGCAGCAATAGTAACATCAAATTTTAGAGTTCTAAATGCAAATAACTTTAAGGAAGATGTAGCAAATAACGTAGTGTATGTGTCTATTGGTAAATCAGACGTTTGGTCATTAACGACATCTGATACAACAGATACAACACCTTTTACACCTTATGATCATTTAGATGCTTTAGGCGAAGCAAGAGCTAACCTAATGGGTTTAAAGAAAATTGCATCAAGTGATCTTTCACACGTTATTCCAAGATATACTTGGACATCAGGTAACAGTTATGTAGCATGGGATTCAGACGACGCATCAATTTTCGATAAGGCATTTTATGTTGTCACATCAGAGTTTAAAGTATATAAATGTATTAAAGCAGGAGGTGGTGCTTCAAGTATTCAACCTACTCAAACACTTACAGATCCACAAGCAGAATCCGATGGATATACTTGGAAATACTTATATACAATTTCAGTAGCAGATGCTGAAAAGTTCTTAACAAATAGTTATATGCCAGTTAAAACAGTATCACTTGGAACAGAAGGAGTGGTTGCTGCCACTACATCTTCAAGCACAACAGTGGTTCTAACAGGAGCTAATTTAGATATTTTACCAGGTATGACAGTATCTGGTTCAAATGTTTCTGGTACACCAACAGTTTCTACAAGAACTGGTAACACATTAACACTTTCTGCTGCTCAATCTTTAACAGCAAGTGATATACTAACATTTGCATTTGCCTCTGATTCGGCAGCTGAGGCCTCATTAACAGAAGCAGACTTTGCACAATATCTAAACCAAAAAGCATCAAGAGATTCTTCAACGGCTGCAGGTATTGAAAGAATTGAGGTAACAGCAGGTGGTACAGGTTATACATCTGCTCCAACAGTTACTATCACAGGAGATGGTTCAGGTGCAACAGCTACAGCTACAGTTGTTGCAGGAGCAGTTACAGCTGTGACAGTAACAGGTAAAGGAACAAATTATAGAGTAGTTGATATTACTTTCTCAGGTGGCGGTGGATCCGATGCAGGAGCAAGAGCGGTTCTTGCACCTAAAGAAGGTCATGGAGTAAGCCCAAGAGATGAACTTGGTGGATTCTTTATGTCACTTAATGTTTTATTAGACGGTGCTGCAGGATCTGGTGATATTACAGTAGGTAATGATTTCAGACAAATCATGCTTATGAAAAATCCAAGAGTATATAATGCAACACCATTAGCAGGTGTTATTGCTTCAGCTGATACATTAAAAGCAACAAATTATTTAGACTTTGCTTCTTCAGTTGATGTAACTGAATATAGAGTTGATGAGCTTCTTGTTGGTCAAACATCAGGTGCTCAAGCATACGTAGTTGAGCTCGATTCTGTTAATGGATATATACATTATCATCAAAATGATAAAACTGGTTATGCATCATTTACTGATAGTGAAGTTGTACTAGGACAAACAAGCACTACATCAGGAGCTCTGGAATCTGCAAGTGCAGTAGGTAATCCTGAAGTTGATAGACAAAGTGGCGAAGTATTATTCTTAGAAAACAGAGCTCCAATTAATAGAACCACAACACAAATTGAAGATATTAAAGTTATATTAGAATTCTAATATAGGGAAATTTTATGGCAACAACAGTAGTAAAAAATTATAACGTAACTCCGTACTATGATGATTTTGATGAAACAAAGAATTATCATAGAATCTTATTTAAGCCAGGATATTCAGTTCAGGCAAGAGAATTAACACAGTTACAAACTGCCCTTCAAGCACAAATAGATCGTTATGGTCAATTTGCTTTTAAAGATGGTTCAAGAGTTATAAATGGTAAAGCTACTCTTAATGTTGAATATGACTTTATTAAAATTGAATCTTCATTTTGGAATGGAACTGCAACTGTAAACTCAGATACCTATTTAAGTGATTTTGTTGGGAGTACAATTACAGGTACTTCAAACTCTGGAAATCAGGTTACAGCTACAGTATTACAAGTTGTTGCATCAGAAGGTTCAGATCCAAACACATTATATATTAAATATAATGGAGCTGGTGGAACAAATAATACTGTTCAAAAATTTGTTGCAGGAGAATTATTCCAATCAAATGGAACAGGAAATCCATTTGGTATGGTTGGCGGTGGATCCAATACAGACAATGCAAATACTGCATCATCAATTACAAATCCTATAGGTCAGGGTTCTGCAGTAAATATTGAAGAAGGCGTATACTTTATTGCAGGTTCATTTGTTTATGTTCCAGCAGGTTCATTAATATTAGACAAATACACAAACACTCCAAATTACATTGTTGGTTTAAAAGTTACACAAAATACAATATCATCAGATAGTAATTCAGATCTAGTTGATAATGCTCAAGGTACACCCAACTATTCAGCACCTGGTGCAGATAGATATCAAATTGTAACAACACTTGTTAAGCAGAATCTAAACCTTTCGAATAGAACAGAAGATAGTTATATTACACTATTAGTTATTGAAGGTGGTAAAGCAAGATCGGATAAAACAGATAAAAATAATGATACTGAATTATCTGAAAGACTTGCAAGAAGAACATTTGAAGAATCAGGAGATTACTCATTAAATCCATATCAATTAAATGTTAGAGAGCATCTAGATGATGGAAGTAATAATGGTTACTTAACTTCTGCCAATGGTGGTGATGCTGATAAATTAGCAATTGGTATTGAACCTAATACATCATATGTAAAAGGTTTCCGTGTAGAAAATACAACAACTAAATATGTTGAAGTTGATAAGCCTCGCGGAGATGATGCTAAAGTTGATGTTAATCAAGAAAGACAAACACTCAGTCTCGGTAACTATATTAAGTTATCTGAATCAGGTGCAATTGGAATTCCTGATATTACTAATTTTAGTTCTATTAATTTACATAGTTCATCTAATGGAGGTGGTAGTGTTATAGGTACTGCAAGAGCAAGAGGTATTACTGAAGGCTCAAGCTCTACTGAATTATATCTTTACTTATTTGATATATCGTTTACAGGTAGTAATACATTTGCAAATGTTGCAAGTGTACAATGGGATGATTCGGGTACAGTTAAATTTCAAGCTAACTTAACATCTGACAAAACATTATATGGTACAAATAGCAATACATTAGTTTATAAATTACCTTATTCTGCTATTGATACATTAAGAGATCCAGGATCTACAATTGCTTCCCCTTCTTATAATACTTCATTTACAGTAAGACAAACATTTAACACTGCATCTGCAACAGCTTCAGATACAATTAGCGGTGCGGTATTTATTAACCAAGGGAATGTGGTTGCATACATTTATAATACAAGTTCAGGAACCTATGGAGCATTAGATGCATCACCAGATTGTACAATTAGTGGTGGTGGTACTACAATTACCTTCACAACAATTAATGGTGCTCCAGTTTCATTAGGTGCTAGTGATCAAATATTTTATGCCGTTGATGTTACATATTCAGCTCAACAAGCAAAATCAAAACAAAACACAAATGCTACATTAACAAGCCAATCATTAACAAATAATCAGCTTTCTTTAGGTAAAGCTGACATTATTAAAATTAATTCTATCACAGATGCAAATGGTCAAGATGTTAAAAGTAGATTCACTTTAGATAATGGACAAAAAGATAATTACTATGGAATAGGAAAAATTATTTTAAAGAGTGGAGAATCAAATCCAGGTGCAATTGATGTAGACTTTAATTATTATACACATACAGGTACAGCAGATTTCTTTAGTGTAGATTCATATCCAACTGCAGATTATGCTTCAATACCAACATTTACCGGTATTAATGGAACTGTTCAGTTAAGAGATTGTATAGATTTCAGACCAAGAATTAATGATGCAGGTACAGGATTTACTGGAACAGGTGCTTCATTGTCATCGATCCCATCAAACAGTCAAAGCTTTATAACTGACTTAAGTCATTATTTACCAAGAGTAGATAAATTGTATGTGACTCGAAGAGGTGAATTTAAAGTAGCTGTTGGTGTACCAGATAACAATCCTAAACCACCACAGGTTCCGGATGATGCTATGGGTATCTACAATCTTAGATTATCCCCATATGTCTTTTCACTGAATGGTATTAAACCCCAACTTGTAGATAATAAACGATTCACTATGAGAGATATAGGCTCCATAGAAAAAAGAGTTAAAAATTTAGAATACTTTACATCGCTTTCTTTATTAGAACAAAGTGCAGCTGATATTGACATTACAGATTCAGGAGGAGTTTCAAGATTAAAGAATGGATTTATTGTT